TGGCTGGTCTTGATCTACAACATCCCTGCCTACCAGCAGTCCGTTCCAGCGACCATCCTCAATCTGCCTGACCAGATCACGCAACGGGTATCTAAACCCTGTCCGATCACAAAAGCCAAAGGCTTTCGATCCTTTCGCGTAACTGCTCATAAGTTGTTATATCCACCAGGGGCCATGTAAAGCGATGCTTTCTCTCTGGAGGCGTCTGCCGCCAGATTCCATTGCTCCTCGTACACCTCTTTAAGAGCTGGTGCCAGTGGTATCGACTCAGGCTTCTTGCTCGCTATGTAATAGGCTAATCCAGCTACCATGCACGGCAAATACCTCGCTGGCACATCCATGTTGTTGGACGCTGGCTTCCCGGTGTCCTCTATCCTGTCTAGGTAGTAATACGCAAACGTGTAGGTAGTTGTTGCGTCTGGCACGGGCCAGAAGTGCAGCGTCAGTCCTGTCGGCTTGCGCTCAACGTAATACTGTAGCGGTCTTCCCTGCGTCAGCTTGTTAGTCTGGTGAGCGTACTGGCTCACAGAGATTCTCTGCATGGTCAGGTCAGACTGCTTTGAGGTGTCGCCTGCGTCAGTTCGCAACAGACCTTCAATGATGTCCTGCTTTTCAGAGGTCAAGTCGTATGACGAGGTTCCTGCGGTCAAGGTCTGCGTGGCATCCCTTACTGTCCACAAGTTAAGACCACGGTTCTGCCACTCCAGCATCAACAAATCCAGACTTCGCCGCGCCGTCCTATAGTCGTATCCGCTTCGTAACTCAGAGCCTGCTCGCTCAAACGCCTCTTCAAATATATCTGACAAGTCAAGAGTAAAGGCTGTAGTTCCACTAGTCGCCATTAGACCTTCCTTCCTCTAGTCCTGCCCCTGCGAGCCAAACCGTTCCTGCATTTAGCCGCTTTGGTCTTCTTTGACTTGGGCGCGTTTTTAATCTGCTTGCCCATTTGCGCTCTGCTTATAGGCATTTAGCTACCCTTTTTCCACTTCTTGGACTTTGACTTGGTTTTGCTTGGACTCCATTTAACCTTGTCAGCCCAGTATGCCGCAGACATTTTGCCGCGCTTTATGTTCTTGGCGTGACGAGACTTAAACGCTTTCCTTTGCCCTACAGTCTGGTTGGTTTTTACGCCTTGCTGACCAAACCTGATAATCTTTTCTTTGCCGCCTTGACACGCTTTTACGATGTGTGATTTTTTGGCATGGTTTGGTGTTCTTTTCGGCTTGTTGCAAGCCATAGAGCCTTTGCTGACCTTGCCGCCCTTCTTGTAATACAGGCGCATTACTTTCGATGCCTCGCTGTCTTCTTGGCAACCTTTTTGGGTTGCTTTGAATGTTGCTTGCCTTTCTTGGTATCTGCGCGTTTTTTCCGCGTGGTCGCGGCATACTCTTTGTCTGATAAAGACTTGATAGCCTTCTCAGGAAGGTAACGCTCGCCAGTGGCTTTCTTACCTTGAGTGCTGGGCTTGCCAGACTTGGTGCGCCACTTTTGCTTAGTCCAGTTCTTGAGGGACTTTTGCGACTTTTTAAGAGCCACGCTTGGACTTTGCCTTTGCTTTTGCCTTTGCTTTTGGCTTTGGCTTGGCCTTTTTCATCATAGACCTTTCGAGCGTGTCGGCCTGACCAGCGTGTAGCTTGGACGCCTTTCTCAGTTCTTTAATCATCTTGCGCTTTTTAGCATCATCAAATTCGTGCATTAGTCCCTGTATCCTCCCCCAGCTTTTTTATAAGCAGACGCTAGCATTTGCGCCTTCCTGGCACTCCACTGACCACTGCGTCCGCCCTTTGATCCTGCTTTTATCCGATTGAATATCCGCTTTCGCAGTCCGGGCTTGGTGTAATTACCAGCCTCATTGACGCGAGACTTGGACTTCTTCTTTTTCGCTTTTCCGCCTTTCTTGTAATACTCTCTCATCAGCCGTAGTTCTTCTTCATTTTCAGCACAACAGAGTAAGTGTCGCCACTGCTCGCGCTTGTGGTAGTGAAAAGAATGTCGCCTGTTTTGCCAGAGGCGGCAGCGTTGTTGGGCAAACCAACAAACTCAGAAAAGTCGAGCGTGTCGCCGTAGTCCGCAATTAGCTCCCACGCCAGAACATTGGTGGTTGCATCACAAAATATCTGCACACCCATGCCCTTGGTTGTGTACCAAATGCACTCAATGTTGACACTGGTACAAGCGCCTTTGCCAACAGGGTCTGCACTAAGCGTAGAGACATCCACCTTGGCAACAGCCGACTCACCTGTGCCATCACTGACATTAGTGAAGTGCATGATTGCTGTCCTGGCACCGTCCTCAATAACCGTGGTTGTGACTGTATCAGCCATCTTGTCCTCCAGATAAGGGGGCTATGCCCCCGTCAATTTATGATGCGTCTGAAGAACTGGATATGCCAAAAAACTTCAGGACAATGACTGTATCGCCACCCGGATCGCCAGATAGAACAACCTCTACCTCGTCAGCCGTTGCTGTAGCCGCAGTGGTTGTGCCACCGGACATTCCGAGAACGCCGTTGCAAGGGAAAAATCCTTTGAAGCCTGTAGAGTTGACAGCGGCAGAGATGCCATCGACAAAGCCATCTGTGTCTGCGTCAGTGCCAATGTCGTTAAGGTTGACGGCATTAGCAGCGGCTGTAGTGACAGCAACCGTGACACCCATAGGGAGGAAGTTTGACGGGATACCAATGGCGGCTTCTTTGCCTGTCGTCGCACCGTCAGCAACGGTAATCGTCGCCTCATAGGTGGATAACGTCATGGTGCTGGTAATAGAGCCAGTGGTGGAATTTTTAGTGATATCTGAGAACCCGTTTTCAGAACGGACGGGACCGCTAAATGTAGAATTAGCCATGTGATTCTCCTGTCGTGGCTAGAGTCTAATGTTCCACATGGAACAATTAGTCAGGGAAAAAGGGGGCCGAAGCCCCCGATATTTTAGGAAGTTCCGGGCGAGCCGTAAATTCCAAGTGGATCAGATACGCCGAAGCTGTATCGCTCACGAGCCTTGTAACGGACGTTGCCCGTATCAAAGTCGCCATCCATTGAAGTCTCCAACGCAGTACGGTCAAAGTGCTTCATGCCGTTCGGTACATCGGTAATCAAGAAGAAGGCATTAGTATCGGTCAAGAAGTGATTGATCGAATATCCTTCTGGGATTGATCCGTTGTTGCGAAGGGCGTTCAGGTCATTGTCAGATGTTCCGACTCGACCCTCAGTCTCAAGCAAGCGAGTTGCTACAAACTGAAGTGCGGGGGGAACGATTAGACGCCGAGGTCTAGCCGCGATCAGCAGTCCACGCTCATCGGTAAATGCGGCGATGTTAATCACAGCATCTTCCAGTGAGGTTTCATTCAGATCAGCCGCAGTAGCAAACGTATTGGAGTTAGTTCCTCCGTTTACCAGCGGGTGAGCCGTGCTGAACAGGGTTACACCATCACCAGAGTTAAAGGTGTTGAACCCGTTGTTGAGAAGCGCCGCCGCCTTCACTTGCTTGGTATGAGCCATTGCTCTTGCAAGAGACTTTGTGTATCTTGCAGACAGTGAGTCATATAGATTGTCCTCCATTGCTTCTTCTGTAATACTGAAGCCGAGAGCAATCGTTTCGTGATTATACCTAGCAGTGAACGACTCTTGCGCCGAGTCATAGCTGATGGCCGCGCCTTCAGCTTTAACTGGTGCGGCACCGAAGCCGGACAGCTTTACTTCTTCCTCAAACGAACGCTCAGATGATTCAGTTTCGTAAATCATCGTGTGCTCGTCGTCGTACCGCTCATACTCCAAGCCGAACAAGGCGTTCAGACCGGGGAGCAGTTCTTTCAACATTTGTGCGCGTGAAATAGCCATTTCCTAAGTCTCCTTAAACGCCGAGCTTGGTTTCGTAGGCATGGCTAAGTGGGAGGTACGTCACAATACAGTCGGTGAAAGCATCACCTACCGTGCTGTTAGGGCCGTCCACGAAGTCCACAATACGAAGCGGGAGCGTGTTGGTGGTTGCGACAGAGCCACCGTCAAGAGCATTCTTGCTCCTACCGATAGCAGTTGAGCCAGCAGTGCTGACAGCCGAGACGTTGTTACCCAGACCAGTCTGAGCAATTGCCTCGTCTCCCTGCATCTGGAACAACAGCTTGGGATCATCCACGACATAAGCCATGATGTCACTTGCCGCTGTTGAGGCAGGGAAGTATTGGTTAAAGGTTAACTGACCAGTACCGGGATCGGTGTAGGAAACGCCGACAAAGATGCCGACAGTGCCTGCCACGACAGCAGTCGTAACCGCCGCCTTTTCCAAAGTACCAGCCGCAACCAGCTTGACGAAATCGCCATAAAAGATGTCCGTAGCATAACCACTAGCAATCTTGATATGGCGCACTTTTCCGGTGAAAGAA